AATGGAGTAGTTCTAAAGGTGCCTTTCGTTTGGACAGAAATGATTGAAGGGCCTAACCTTTACGACTTCTACCGCACTGTAATAGAGGATGAGTAACAATGAAAATCAGGGTATTTGATACTGAAGGTCTAGGCTTAAACCACAAGGCAGAGAAACTACACAACCTTTGCTACACAGAGGATGGTGAGACCTTCAAGTACACTACCTCCTACGAGGAAATGGTAGAGTGGCTATCCGAACCTGATGTACTGTGGGTAGGACACTATGCTGTAGGACATGACATGCCAGCTATCAACAAGGTACTAGGGCTTAACATGAACTATCGTCAGTTCTGGGATACTATGGCTGTATCATGGTTTTTGTACCCTGACAGACCTAAGCACGGACTTGAGGCTATTGGTAAGGAACACGGCATCAAGAAGGTTGAGGTAGAAGAACACCAATGGGCCGAAGGTGATCCTGAGCTTATGAAACAACGTGTGATCGAAGACGTAAAGATTAACTGGGCTGAGTACCGTAAACAAGATAAACGCCTTAAAGAAATCTATGGTGATAACCAAAAGGACATCCTACGCTTCATTAGGTATTTGAGCTTCAAGTTTGACTGCCTTCGTGAACAAGAGGAAAACCCTCTATACATCGACGTAGAGAAGGCCCAAAGGCACTACAATGAACTTGAGAAGGTCAAGGGGGAGAAGACAATAGCCTTGGCTAAGGTTATGCCTCAACGTCCTATTGAGAAGTACCGTAACAAGCCAAAGGTTATGCACACTAAAGATGGTAGCCTTAGTAAACTAGGAGAGGCATGGTATCAGTTACTCAAGGATATGTACCTACCTAGCACCACAGAGGGGCCTGTAACCATTGTAGAAGGCTGGGAAGACGGTAACCCTAATAGTCCTAGCCAAGTAAAGGAATGGCTCTACAGTCTAGGTTGGAAGCCCTGTACGTACAAGTACGATAGGAATAAAGTCACAGGGGAAGAGAAGAAGATTGAACAGGTCCGCTATAGTTCTCCTAGTGATCCACGTAAGGGACAGCTAACCGATAGCGTACTCAAGTTGAAGGACAAGGAAAAGGGTATCGAAGAACTTGAGGGCCTGACTGTAGCTACCCACCGCATGAGTATTTTTAAGGCTCTACTTGAGAACGCTGATTCTGATGGTAGAGTAGTAGCTAGTGCTGGTGGGTTTACTAACACTCTACGTCTTAAGCACCGTAGCCCTATCGTGAACCTCCCTAAAGTGGGTTCCCCTTGGGGTGAGGAGATACGCGGGTGTATCATTGCCCCTAAAGGGTATACAGTGTGTGGTGCTGATGTGGTGTCGCTTGAGGATAACACTAAGCGTCATTTTCTATGGGACTACGACCCTGACTATGTGACCTCTATGATGACTGAGGGGTACGATCCTCACCTAGACCTTGCCAAACACGCAGGGGAAGTAACACAAGAGCAGATCGACTTGTATAATGAAGGGAAGGCACCAGAACTTAAGGCTACCCGTACCAAGTACAAAGTGACCAACTACAGCGCAGTCTACGGTGTTGGGGCAGCTAAGCTAGCTAGAGAGGCTGGTATGTCTCAGGGAGAAGCTAAGGCACTCCTAGAGGCATACTGGGAGCGTAACTGGGGTGTTAAGAAGCTGGCACAAGATCAGTATGTAAAGACACTCAAGGACGGCTCTACGTACTTGAAGAACCCCGTAAGTGGTTTCTACTACAGTCTACGGAATGAACGCGACGTGTTCTCCACCTTAAATCAGGGTACAGGAGTCTATATTTTTGATTATTGGCTTATGCAGTGCCGTAAAAAGGGCGTAGTGCTTTCTTTGACTTATCACGACGAGTTGCTTACATACGTAAAGATCGGCAACGAAGACAAACAAAAGCAACTACTAGAGGAAGCCATGAAAGAGGTAAACGACATGTTAAAACTTAATGTTGAAATCACAAGTGATATTCAATTTGGCCCCGACTACGCCAGTGTTCACTGATGAGTAGGTATAGAGAAATTAGACCCGTAACAAGAGAGGATACTAGACCATTTCTGTTAGGCATACATTACGCGGGAAGGTTTCCTAGTGTGTCTTATGCTTATGGTTTGTTCGTAGATGAAGAATTGGAAGGTGTTGTTACTTACGGTACACCACCAAGCTCATCACTAAGGTCGGGGGTTGCTGGTGAAAAATACAAAGGTTACGTGTTAGAACTAAACAGGCTTTGCTTAAAAACTAACACAAAGAATGACGCTTCTTGGCTGGTGGGTGCAAGTCTTAGGTTGTTGAGTAGGGACAGCATCATTGTAAGCTTTGCTGACACATCACAAGACCACTTAGGCAAAGTGTATCAAGCAACCAACTTCATTTACACAGGGTTGTCAGCCAAGAGGACGGACTGGGCGCTGAAAGGAAAGGAGCATTTGCATGGCTACACCATAGGGGATGAGTTCAGGGGGCAGCCTAACAGATCAAAACTGATGAGGGAGAAATATGGCGAGGACTTCTACCTTAAGCCCAGACCGAGGAAACACAGGTATGTAACTTTTACAGGGTCAAGGAAGTTCAAGAGAACAGCGAGAGAAAATCTGAAGTACCCTATAGTGGAGTACCCAAAATAGGGTGAGTCAATAATGTCACAACCCAAGTAAATAACTTAACTGCCCTTGTATATACATACTAAAAAGGACTTATATATACATACTAAGGGTCAACAAAACAAGGTACAAAAGGAAATAAAATGGCAACAGTATACGTAGAAGGCACAGCGCAATTCGCTAAGGTATTCGAGGGTCAACAAGACCTCGGTGCTAACCTGCCAGAAGGGTCAGACCAGCGAGTAAAACTTGAGTCTGTCCAAGGTCAGTACGTGATGAACTTGTTTATGACCAAAGATGCCAAGAAGCAAGCCATCGCTGACGGTGTCCCTAACAAGGGTATGGTAGGCCAACTCTGGAAAGAAGACACTGAGGGTGAGATTTACTACAAGTGTACACGTAAGCACTTCAACCCTAAGTTCGTAGATCGTGACACAGGGGACCAAGGCGTAGTTATGGGTACACCTAAGATTGTCATGCAGACCGAAGATGGTGGCATCCGTGAGTGGGACAAGGAAACAGACGGTGTGATTGGTAACGGCAGTAAGGTTGTAGTCAAGTTCAACGTCTGGCAGGATAAGATTTGTGAGATGGAAGCTATTAAGGTAGTAGAACACATTAAGTATGAGCCTGAGACGCAACAAGGAGGCTTTTAATTATGGCTAAAGTAACAATCATGATTGAACCAGAGGAAGACCACGAAGGCGAGTTTGGTTACACCTCAATGTACACACAGGAAAATGTAGTATACCTAGAGCAACTTAACGCTCTGTACACTAATGCTGCTCGTGGTGCAGGTTGGATTGTAGAAGAACTTGGTGAAGTAGGGGAGCGTTTCTAGTGCCTGTAGTAAAGACTACGATTGACTACACAGGGGAGGACTTCGGGAAACAGGAGTCTTCCTCCTACCAGCGTGAAGTAGACGACTTGGATGTTTACGACTGGATGTGGTACATGATGAAACAATCAGAACTCATGGGGTTTGATGTTAAGGACATTCAACTGTTTACGAGTGACGGTAAAGCATATCGAACGGAGCCTTAAATATGAGTAAGATTGAAGTCACATTCGTAGACTCAATGGGCAGCGACTTGTCAGTAGTTAATGCCGCACGAGTATCGTTTGGAAAGAAGAGTGAGTGGGTCAGGGATGAGGAACCTTACGGAGGAGCAAAGGACGAATTTGATGATAAATATCACGATAAAGTCCTCTCAGAACGTGACGTAAAACTTATCAAGTACCTAGCCAAGCACAAGCATATCAGCCCGTTTGGTCATGCCTTTGCATCTTTTCACGTTAAGGCTCCTATCTTTGTGGCTAGACAACTGGTTAAACATAAGTTTCTGCGTTGGAATGAGATCAGTCGTCGCTACGTTGATGATGAACCTGAGTTTTATACACCTAAAACATGGCGTGGACGTAGTGAAGATAAGAAGCAGGGTAGCGATGGGGTATCTCTGTGGAATCATGGTAAGGGTACAGGCTATAGAGATCACGAGTATGGAGTTATGGACGATATCCACGATCTTTATAATCGTATGATCAAGGTAGGAGTAGCACCTGAGCAAGCTCGTATGGTGCTACCTCAGTCCACTATGACTGAGTGGTACTGGTCGGGTTCTCTTGATGCGTTTACTGATATGTGTAGCCTACGACTAAAAGAGGACACACAATACGAGACCTGCTTGGTAGCCAAGGAAGTCTATAAACACTTGTGTAACCAATTCCCTGTGGCTGCACCTTTACTTGTGGAAGGAGTTAAATGATGAACAAACCAGACTGGGAAGGCTTTGGCATGGAAGTAGTTACCTACGGTTGGCCTACAAATGATATTGATGGCTCAGAGTTGTTTGCCTTAGCCTTAATGCACAATCTTATTAAGCCGATTGCTGGCGGGTATAACTCTGAAGAGCACTTTGATACAGAGGGAATTTGCCCAGAAGAAGGAGACCCTTGGTATGAGTACAACTTCAAAACCAAAAACGGTAACTAAGTGCATTATTGACGCGGATATAATTAGTTACAGGGCAGCAGCAGGAACAGAGGGCAAGTCTCCAAGAGAAACCGAAGAAAAAGTCGATCTTCTTATGGGGTACATAATTTCAGAGACAGTAGTTTTTCCTACCGATAGCAACCTAGAGTGCTACCTCACAGGGGCAGGGAACTTTCGTTTTGATGTGGCTAAGACTGCACCTTACAAGGGTAACCGTAAGGATGTACCTAAACCTAGTAACTTACCAGAAGCTAGGGGCTACCTACAACACAAGTGGGGTGCTATCATTAGTGAGGGGGAGGAAGCTGATGACTTGATCGGTATTGCATCTGCTAGAGGCGACCCTGAGACCACTGTAGTCTGTACCATAGATAAAGACATGATGCAGCTACCGGGTTGGAACTTCAACTTCGTGAAGAACGAGTGGACTTGCATTGGTGTAGAAGGGGGTAACAAGTTTTTCTATACTCAGATACTTACAGGGGATAGTGCTGATAATATCAAGGGCATCTTTCGTGTAGGTCCAGTTAAGGCTGGTAAGATACTTGAGGGCTTAACTACAGAAGGAGAACTGTATAAAGCCTGTGTAGATGCTTACGATGGTGATACAGAAAGAGTACTAGAGAACGCTAGGCTTTTGTGGCTGCGTAGATATGAGGGGGAGCTATGGGAACCACCAAAGTAGAACTACCAGCTATCTACGAGTTACTAGACCGATGGGTAGCTGTAGAGCCTTCATACGATAATGAGTTAGGCTGTGAGATTGAGTGTGAGATCACTGATGAAGGTTACGTTAATGTGCTAGAGACTAGGTATACATTCAAAGGGGAGTATTGTAGTGTCATGCAAGCGTGATGACTTCCGCTCAGGGCTAGAGTTTAGAGTTGCTCAACAGCTAGAGGAACAAGGGTACACATATGAGTATGAAAAAACTAAAGTGCCGTACCAAAGGAAAATGTCTACCTACCTAATTGACTTTGAGTTGCACAACGGTATCATCATTGAGACTAAAGGGAGGTTTGTAGGTAGTGACCGAAGTAAGCACTTGCTTATCAAAGAGCAACACCCTGAGTTAGACATACGCTTTGTCTTTAGCAACAGTAAGAGTAAGTTGTACAAGGGTAGTAAACAAACGTATGGGGGCTGGTGTGAGCGTCACGGGTTTCTGTACTCAGATAGGGTCATACCGAAGGATTGGTTAGATGAGTAATTCGGGTATTAGCCAAGAAGATGTGCTTACGTGGGTGGAAGATTGCCTTGAGCATTGTAAAGCAATAGAAAGCAAACTAGAGGGTGTTTCTGTAGAGGGTAAGCCTATTTTACAGAGGGCTTTAATTCAAGAGGGTGGACACCACGTAGACACTTTACATAGACTGTTTCACAACTTGCAAGAATCCCTCTACAACAAGCGTATACAGAACGGATAGACCAACATGAAGATAAAGACAAGATTTGGGCTTTGGTTACTTACATTAGGGATGAAAGTCGCGAGGAAGGGTATGACGATGGCTGGTCTGCCCACAGAGACCTTTACGACGAGTGATGACCAAAGTATCACCATCCACAACGTAATAGACGGTCCCTACACACAGATGGACTTGGGTTACGAGTGGGATGGTCCTCAAGAGGCTGAGGCTTACCTTGTAGTCAAGCTAGAGTACAACAACGAGATAAATGACGTAGAGTGGTACTTCAGTACCTTAGATGAAGCATATGTATGGGTTAAGCACTTTAAGGTGAGTATTGATCCGATAGTAATAGAAGGAACTTACAATGGGTACGAGTAAAGACTACTTGATTTTTGGGGGCAGCAATGTTTAGCAAGAAACCAGAACCGAAGAAAGTACACCAAAATTACGTACCAAAGTTTACTATCGAATGGTGTGAAGACGGTTACAAGGGCTATGTCAAGCGTTCATACTTTGATAGCTACTACACCCCGTTGCACGATACAAAAGAAAATGTGGTCCAGCATATCTATAAAGAAGCCTGCGAACAGCATATTAAAGATATGATGAACAATATTGAAGGGTATTCTTATGAGTAAGGATTACTGTATCGTTCCCGACATTCATTCCCACCCTAACTTCAACAACGATAGAGCAGACTGGCTAGGGAAATTCATCCTAGATCATAAACCTGATGTTGTAGTTAATATGGGTGACACATGGGATTTACCATCACTGAGCAGCTTCGATAAGGGTAAAGCATCCTTTAGTAGTGCATCATATGAGAAGGACATTGACGCAGGTCTAGACTTCCAAGACCGTATGTGGCACCCAATCAAGAAGGCTAAGAAGAAGCAACCACGTAAGGTATTCCTAGAGGGTAACCATGAGCATCGTATCAATAAGGTGCTTGAGTACGAACCTCACTTGGCTGGAGATCGGTATGGCATTAGTTACAAGAACCTTAAGCTAGAGGATTACTACCACGATGTTGTTATGTACGAAGGTGGTACTCCCGGTGTTATCTCTATGGATCGTATCGCCTTTGCCCACTTCTTCATTAGTGGCGTCATGGGTCGTCCAATCGGCGGTGAGCATCATGCCAGCAGTCTTATAACCAAGAACTTCTACTCAAGTGTTTCTGCCCACTCTCATTTGTTTGACCATAGTGTTAAGTCTGATGTCATGGGTAATAAGGTTATGGGTCTTGTAGCTGGGGTATTCCAAGATTATGACTCAGGTTGGGCTGGTCGAGTAAATGGACTATGGCGGTCAGGGTTGTGCTATCTACGTAATGTAGAAGATGGTGCTTATGACTTGGAGTTTGTTAGCATGGAAGCACTAAGGAAAGAGTATGGGTAAGCGTGAGGAAGTTAAGAAGCCAAAGGTAGACAGGGATTTTTACGCTACTGTCGACCCTGATGCAGTGACACCCTTGTTGCCTTACATTCGTGGTAAGACATTTGCGGAGACTTTCTATGGTGATGGTGACCTAGAGGACTTACTCATGGACACTGCTACCTGTAAGTGGCGTAGTGACATTCGTAAGACAGTGTTGAGTTCTAAGGTTATGCCAGCTACGGATGTTCTTGAGTATGACCTTCGTGACTGTGACCTGATTATTAGTAACCCGCCGTTTACCCGTAGTGTACTTTTGCCTTGCATTGACCACTTAAGTAAGCTAAAACCTACATGGTTGTTGTTACCGTCGGACATGATGCACAACAAGTACATGACACCTTACATGAAGAAGTGTGAGTTGGTTCTTAGTGTGGGCAGGTTGTGTTGGTTTCCAGTTAGCGGTAAGAAAGTCAAAGGTGTAGACAATTATTGTTGGTACAAGTTTGTAGACTACGAATGTGATACGATATTCAAAGGAAGATTGTGATGAAAGATGTGTTTGGAAACGACCTAGAGATTGGTGATACTGTAGCTTTCTACGCGCCTAACTACCGTAGTATGACTACAGGGGAGGTTATAGCGTTTACACCAAAGCAGGTCAGGGTAAAGTATCGTAATACTTGGAACTACTCAGGTGAGGGTCTTGAACAAACCTACTTGAACTACCCGTCAGATTTCGCTAAGGGGGTTGTAGAATGAGTGTAGCTAAGATGGTAGAGGAATTTGCCACAGTAACAGAGCAAGAGGGGTCACCTAAGTTGTACCTCACCTTGATTGAAGAAGAGTACAAAGAGTGGCAAGACGAGGTTGGTTGTGGGACACCTACAAGAGAGCTTAAGGAACTAGCCGACCTTGCGTATGTTATCTTTGGGTACGCTCGTGCTATGGGGTATGACCTAGAGACAGCATTGGATAGGGTACACAAGAATAATCTTGGTAGGTGTATTCAACCTGATGGTACGATCCTACGCAGGACGGACAATAAGATCATTAAGAATGAGAATTATGAGAGAGTATGCTTGGGGGATTTGGTTTGAATTGGCTTGTACGATACTATAAGTACCTAAGTACGTGGCGTAAGCACCGTGAGGTAATCAAAGAACTTAATCGCTTGACTGATGCAGAGCTTAAGGATATTGGTATTAACCGTGGGGACATTGACCGATTGGTATGGCTACAAGAAGATAAGGAGAACCGTGGTAAATGACTGAGGTACAAGAGAAAGCATGGGTTATGTACCTAAAGGATAACAAAGCCTACGGTACTGCCTACAAAAGCTGGTGGGAAATCCCTGAGCCTACACAGAACCATTACATCAATAAAGTGCTAGTACAAGAGTTTGGCACTAAAGCGGAGAAAGAATAATAATGGTATCGCCAAAAAAGGCATATGACGACCAAAAGAGACACGCCGAAGATAGGGGTATAGAGTGGAGTATGCCATACGAAGACTGGTTGGAGATTTGGCTTCTGTCTGGTAAGTGGTCTGAGAGGGGTCGGAAGTCTGGTCAGTATTGCATGTGCAGGATTGGTGACACAGGCCCTTACAGCAAAAGAAACTGCTTCATCAGCACCACAGATAAAAACCAGCAGGCTAGATGGGAAAACGTCAGGAAACTGCAACCAAAAGTCTACAAAGACGTTTACGAACTCTACACATCAACCGACTTGTCTCAATATGCAGTTGCAGAAATTTTTGGTGTAGACCAATCGTATGTGAGCAAGATAGTCAGCAAAATCAAAAAGGAATTAGTATGACAGACAACTACCTACCCACGGATTACAGAAAATTTATCCACATCAGCCGTTATGCCCGTTGGCTCCCAGAAGAGCGACGTCGAGAGACTTGGGTGGAGACTGTAGGTCGTTACGTAGACAACATTGTTGAGTCTAAGTTTACAGGTGACATTGTTAACGAGATTGAGCAAACTATTCTTTCTACGGAGATTTGCCCCTCAATGCGTAGCCTAATGACAGCAGGGGCAGCAGCCAATCGTGACAACACTTGTATGTACAACTGTTCATACCTACCTGTTGATGACCCTAAGTCCTTCGATGAGGCTATGTTCATCTTGTTGTGTGGTACAGGTGTAGGCTTCAGTGTAGAGCGTCAGTACATCTCTAAGCTACCTGATGTACCAGACACCCTATACCAGAGCGAGACCAAGGTTGTAGTTAAGGATAGTAAAGAAGGTTGGGCCAAAGCTTACCGTCAAGTTCTGTCCTTGCTTTGGGCTGGTGAGATTCCTAAGTGGGATGTCTCTAAGGTACGTCCTGCTGGTGCTAAACTTAAGACTTTCGGTGGTCGTGCATCTGGTCCTGCACCATTGGTTGACCTCTTTCAGTTTACCATTGCCAAGTTCAAAGCTGCACAAGGCCGTAAGTTGTCCTCTATTGAGTGCCACGACATTATGTGTAAGATCGGTGAGGTTGTAGTTGTAGGTGGTGTACGCCGTAGTGCTATGATTAGCCTGTCTAACCTGAGTGATGACCGTATGCGTCACGCTAAGTCAGGCCAGTGGTGGGAGACACAAGGTCAACGAGGTCTAGCCAACAACAGTGTATGCTACACAGAGAAGCCAGACGTAGAGACATTCCTTCGTGAGTGGACTGCCTTGGTAGAAAGTAAATCCGGTGAGCGTGGTGTATTCAACCGTGTAGCCTCAAAGAAACAGGCAGAGAAGTATGGACGACGAGACCCTAACTTTGACTTTGGCACTAACCCTTGTTCAGAGATCATCCTTCGTCCGTATCAATTCTGTAATCTGACGGAGGTAGTTATTCGTGCTACAGATACACTTGAAGACCTTGAGCGTAAGGTACGGTTGGCTACTATTCTGGGTACAATCCAATCTACCTATACTCACTTCCCTTATCTGAGAAAGATTTGGCAGAAGAACACAGAAGAAGAACGCCTACTAGGTGTATCACTCACAGGTATCATGGACAACCCATTGATGACCACAAAGAACAACGGATTGGAGAAAACTCTTGAACACCTACGACAAATTGCTGTTCGTACTAACGTGGAATGGGCTGAGCGCCTTGGTATCCCTGCTAGTGCTGCTATCACCTGTGTCAAGCCAAGTGGGACTGTATCTCAGCTTGTTGATAGCGCATCTGGTATTCACACTCGTCATTCTCCC